ATTGGATGCTTTTCACAGCGGTAGCCCGACGTTATTTTCATCGGCTTGCCAAATGCAGTTCGTACAGACTGCAACACCTCAAGCAATTCGACATCGCAAACGAACGCCTCGCATCCGCAGCGGCATCGGAATTCGCTCTCGGAAAAATTGGGGTAGCGCTGCCAGTCAATCATCATGCTCAACCTTTTCAACTGGTGGCACACTTGGATGCCGACCATTATGCATGTGCTGTAACGTGTTCACGTCGCGCCGCAACGTCTCGCAGTGGGACTCCATTGTCGCGAGGCGTTCGTGTAATACTTGACGCCGCTCTGGTGACAGCATGGTGGACAGCACCGACACCCGTTGCTCGGTCGTTGATTGATGCACCTCGGATTTATCGAAGCGCGTGTCGAGCTTTCGTAGTCGCGTTTCGATGTCCCTCATCTGCTCAATGACCGCCGCAAGTTTTTGCCGGACAATTGCCGCCGCGCTCACGATTGAAACGAGCATGCCTAGCAGTGTGACAACAAGCGACGGGTCAATTGAGTTCATTTTTAATCGTCGATCTCCGGCCATACAATGTTCGACAGATCGACTGTTGCCGGAAAGTCACGTAGGGCTGCGCGGTACGCCGTCTGCTCGTCGCTCATCGTCAGATCGCTGCTCGCCCACCAGTCGCATTCGGCGAGACGGCGGTCGCGTTCTTCCCGCAAATCTGCCCACGGCTTCGCCGCCTCGTATTCGGCGGTCCAAGTTGCAAGCGTTTCAGCGGACGGGACGCCGCCCTCGAACTCGACGACGATATTGTCTCGGATTGACCATGGTGTCGTCGGATGTTTCCACGTCAAAACTGTGCTTATTTTGGTCATGCTTCGAGTTCCCAAATTTGTATGTTGACGCCGCCAGTGTCAGCCCATCGACCCCCAGAATGATGCTGGCTTCCAAGGTAAACAGTGCCCGTGTTGCCACTCGATCCGAATCGCAACTTATAGGTGATTTCGCTCGTCGATCCGGCGGTGTCGAGGTGCTGAAGCGTCATCATGACGGGGCCATTCCCGTGAGTTTCCTCAAAAGTGGTTCTCTCAGCGGTTGAACCAGAATCTTTGAACAGCGCCAAGACAGGAACAACAACCCCACTTGTCGCTGCTTGCGCGATGACCTGAATCAGGATTTTGTTCGATGCCGAGGCGGCAGTATGCGTGAACGTTGTATATTCTGCGCCTTCACTGGAGCCCGGCGCTGTGTCATCGTCCGGAAATGTTGAGGTTGTCGACGCGTCAGTTGAAACGTGTGTATTCGAGTATGCCACGACTTTGCCGCCGCCCGCCGCTTGCCAGCTTCCATCGCCTCGGAGGAAAGTAGATGACGATGCCGTGCCGGTGCCAAGCCGTGCGGTTGGGACGGTGCCGCTCGCCAAATTGCTGGCATTGAGTGCTGTGACTTGCGAGCCGTTGATTGCGGGAATACCCGTGGCGTCTGCGGCAATGACATTTCCGTTGCTTGTGCCAACCGTTTTTGTAGCTGCGTCTCCGAGTCCAAGATTCGTTCGGGCCGTCGATGCGGTCACGTCAGACAGGTTGTTGGAAGCAAGCAACCCGTAAGAATCAACCGCCTGCTTTGTTCGCAGCGGCGTCATCGAATTGGCGTTGTTCGTTCCCGCCTCTGCTTCAGCCTGACTGGCTATCGTGACCTCCGCCGCCGCAGCATTGGCCGCTGCCGCCGTGGCACTTGCTGCCGATGCTGTGGCCGATGTGGCACTTGCCGCAGCAGCAGTGGCGCTCGTCGCCGCTTCTGACGCTTTTGTGGTAGCCGTAGCACTTGAAGAACTTGCAGAAGTAGCAGAGGCAGCGGCAGCAGTAGCGGATGTAGCCGCACTAGCTGCATTGGTAGCACCACTGGATATATTAGAATCCACATATGCTTTAGTTGCAGCGTCCTGTGCGCTCGTAGGATCAGCAATGTTGCTAATCTTCTTATTACTTCCCTCATACACATCAGAGGCATTTAGCGTAATAGAGTCGTTAGCCACATCCAGCGACTCTTGAGCCATAAAGAAGGCTTGTTCGCTGTCTGTATCTAAGTCTATTTCAGTTAGCGTAGCACCTGCAACATAGTCTACTAAACGTGCGCTATGTGAGGTTAGTCTTCGTACTTCAATTACCTGACCGTTTGTAGGTACATTACCCGAGGTAAACGCAATAGTGTTGCTAGTAGGAAATGTGTAATGGGTCGTCAGAGTTTTAGTTACACCTGCTACTTTAACAACAATATCCGCTGTATTCCTGTAGCTAAATCCTAAAGTCACAGGGGTATTGTTACCGTCAGCGGTACTCCTGACGAGTGCAAAAGCCATTTAAATTTTCCTTGAAATTAATTCCGAAGTTACCTTCGGTTTTATTTTGTTAATTGATCCGCTAAAGTATTAATGAACAAAGCGTTCTGGTAGGGCATCCAATCTATAAAATCACTACCTTCTGTATCTGAGTGGGTAGCTATCTTAAAAGGTAGTTTTCCTAAATCTGCTATTTTATCTATAGAGGAAATTGTGGGGTTTCCTGACCACAGGCTTGAAGCCATTCCTGTGCTTCTACCGTACTTTGAGAACACAGGATCAAGACCTATAAATTCTAAACTGCCATCCATAAGTCCCGGTATAAGCGAGGCGTATGCACCTCTCTGAAAACCTGCAAGAGCCACCTTGTCTAAATCAAATAATTCAGGGTCTTCACCAGCAGTGCGTAAGTAGGTTTGTCCCATGTACGTTAAACCACCTATTAAAGATGTGGTCATAAAAGCTGAAAAGTGTGCAAAGTCTCTTCGGTGAAGTGCTTGTAAAGTTTGTTTAGCATATGAAACAAGCATAAAGGTTCTAAACTGTGATAACACTTTACCGATTGGTGTGGTCATCCAGTAACCCGTCGCGCCTATGTCGTTGGTCTGGATAACACGGTTTGTCCACCTGTATAGACCGTTGGCAAACTCCTCTCGTAAGTCCACAGGCCAGTCTTCCATATTCAGATCAGTTAACTTTCCCTTATGAAAAGTAGCTTTCCTTAATTGGCCCATAATCTTGTCAGTGGTTTGATCTGACCAGCCTACCTCTCTAAAATTCCTACGGTCACTTTCTTTTAGAGTTTTATTAGAGAGGGTGCCTAGCTTTCCTATAAAGGTTTTACCCGCCAACCTTTGAGAATACATGGTGATAGGTGTCATACCTGATATAACGCTCGTAATTCTCTTGCCTTTTACACCAATCTCTAAAGCCTTTTTTTGACCGGCTGTAAGGTTACTGCCTATTACTTCACCTCCTGAAGTTCCGGTATATCTTTCCGAAACAGAAGCGTACCTAACCCAGTCAGTAGCTATGCCTGTCAAGGATTCAAAGTCTCTAAGAACAGCGTCATCCGTTATCTGACCAGACGCCATATCCCTTTGAACTGCTCTTAGTGCTGGCATGTTTTGTAGCATAGCTCTCCAGCCACCTAGAGAAGCGACGTTACCAAACTCCGATAACTGTGCTAAACCTACTTGGTTCATCACACGCATATAATTGTAGTCGAGAAGTAGTTGCGTAAACGTGTTCATAGGACCGGACCTATCATGCAAAGGTTTGCCTGTCAGGGATCGGTACATAACTTCTGCACGTTTAACGTCTCGTTGTATCCGGTTGTAGTCCGCGTGTCCCGGTAGAACTTCTTCCTTTGCCTCCCGTATTAAAGCATCAAACTCTGTGTCATCTGTAATATTAAGCACTCTTGCGGCAGCTATTTTGCCTGACATTTCTCTAGTGTACTTATCCATTCCTGAATAAGCATTGCTATCGAACAGGTCTTCCATGCGTATCTTGTTGCCGTTTACGACTGCTTCAAAGGTTTCATCGATGTCTATTCTACGGCTGAGATTACTACCCTTTGTAGATTTCTTTGATAGTAAAGCGTTAATAGTTTCAAACATCTCTTCAGTATATTCAGTGCCACCATACATAGCCCTTTCTTCATCGAAGAACTTACGGACATCATCAATGTTCTGTTTGGATACCTGCCCAAAGTTGGCAGCGGTTCCAGCGTGAGCGCGTTTAATACCTTTTACATACATACGTGCCATAGCTCTTGCAGTAGCTTCGTCCAGCTTCAAACCTCTGGGCTTTGACAGGTACGCTTGTGATACGAAATCTATGAAGTTTTCTTCTCCACCAGATTTTTCAATCATCTGTCCTAGCTTACTGACAGAAATGCGGCGAGGTACATACAGATCGTTAAAGTCTATCTCATCTGCATTCTTTACTCCTGCGTCCTTGAGGTCTTGCAGGATCATTCTCATCATCTTTCGATACGAGTCTCTTGACTGTTTGATTAGCTTTTTTTGCACATCGTTTAAGTCGTCTAAGCTATCTACAAACGTGTCTCCTTCGCGCCTTACAGCTTGTTCAGTAAGCTGTCCAAACAGTTCCCTTTCATTACCTAAGAAACGAGTACCTGCTTCGTTGCGAAACTGTTTCTCAAGAACAAATAACTCTGCACCGAAACTGCCGTGCCATGTCTGGTACAGTCTATCTCCTAGTTCCGTAGCACTTATCTTGTTGACCTTTCCTCCGCTGGTATCTGCAACAACATCCTGCGCCAGCCGAGATAACCTCGTTGATATGACTTGGCTAGGAGAGGTCTTCATTTTGTTTCCCATATCGAAACGAATAGGGATTTTGAAATCAGTAAAAGGTAATTTGATATGAGACATTGCGGTAGGTGCTAGATCAGCATCTGGACCCGAAGAGTTGTCTACTACCTTGCCTCTAGCTGGCTGGAGGTTTTCACGTTGTTGTGGAGTAAGGTCTATACCTGCTTCATCAGCCTGTCTTACAAACTGTGTATTCTCAACATCCGTCAGCTTCCGGCCTAAAGCACCACCTAACCCTCCTAAAATTCCACCCGCCGCTGCGGTAATTAGAATGTTTTGAATAGCGTCAGAGGCTGTCAGGGTCTCCTTGTTGGCGCTTACAACACCTTCTAAGGCGGCTCCTTCAAGGGCTGTGACACCTGCCATAGAAGCTACTCTGCCAGTGCGTGTAGCCTGTCCTATCCTGTTCGCAATACCGATACTACCTAGTGTTCCTGTACCAAGGCTGGTTATCCAGAGTGCGGGGTCTCCTACGTTTAACAGAATACGCAAACCTGTACCTGTCCAACCATGTTCGGATAGATCGGTAGCAAGCTGTTGCTCTTCTAATATATCCGCTACGGTCCTGTCCCACTCCTGTTGGTTCTGGACATCTGCAAAGGCGTTAAAGTTTTGAGGTAGGACACCACGTTCTTTAGCTTCATCAAACATCTCTGGGGTAGCTTTAAAATCCAGGTCGATTTCAGCCGTACCCTCAGTAACAAGTTCCCAAAGATTAGGAACAAGCCAATCCTGCTCTATGATCCTATCTGATAGATCGGTAGGGAACTCCGCAGGTTTAGTAATGTCGTTTGTTGGAGAAGGTGCTAGGGATGTGTCTTGCTCTACGTTTAAAACATTAAATAGCTCTGACATTATTGCTTGGCACCTATGGGTTTAGTTAAAGCGGCTTCTGTTTCTTCCACCGCCTCTTTAATCTTACCAATCATTCTTTTGTTTCTTTCCAAAGCAACCTTTGCCATGTAGTCCGCAGGATCGTTTGGATTAATCATAAAGGAAGAGGTTGTACTTAGTTTATACTCCAAACCTATCGGAAGACCTGTGTTTCTATGTACAAACATAAACCTATCTCCGTTTATAGGATCGTTTGTAATAGTTACATCATGTTCGCCGGTTATTGTTTTGGGTATTTTGTTTTGGACTACAAACTCTTCTAGCTTTGCACCTAAATATGCAGGTAGATTGGTGTCCTGTAGTAAACGTAGGTTTTCTGGAGACCTTGCTATAAGCACATGCTCTTGACCCTTATGTTCAAAGCCTACTAAGCGTCCTAGTAAATCTTCTTTTAACGCTTCTTGTAGGGTTGTCTTATCAAGGGTTGGGTAAACAAATTTAGCTCTGTACTGTAATATTTGAGCAAGTCTGCCACGCATATACGGAGGGATTACAGCATCTCCCCAGCTACCTGTTTTGGCAATGTCGTTATTAATTGATGCTAAAGTATCTTCTATGGTTTTCTTTTCAGTTGTACCGAGACCTGTATTGTTCTTTGAAGATTGCCAAGTAAACAGTAATTGTTCCTTGATATTATCAGCATTAATTTTACCCGCTACTCTTTGTGCGTTGAATGTTTCAAAGAACCGTCGCATAGGGGATTCTGGAGGAAGGTAGTAATCTACTAAGGTAGGATTGATCTGCTTCATAGCCTGAAACGTCTCGTAAGACCCGCCTTGTCCATTATTGTTCCAAACGTGTTTGAATATTTCTTCCTTATCTCCACCGCTTAGAACAGCTTCAAGCTGATTGAACTCACCTTTAAAGAAACGAAGTCCCTCGTCTTTTCCTATCCGTGATAAGTTTACAAAGGTTCTTATTTTCTTATTGAGAGAAGGTAGGGGTTTGCCATCTACATCTTTTAGATCATTTACTTGAGCAATTACGCTATTGATTACTAGAGGTAAAACTTTATCACGTTTGGCGCTGACGCCTTCTACGGATACATTTGTGCCTTCTACTCTGGTCATAAAATGAGGTTCTTGTCCCGCCATTATCAGATCGGTAGCATGTTTAGCTATAGCAGCAGTGTTGTCTGTATCTACTAATTTAGCTATTGCCTTTTCCGCTGTGGCGTACAATCTCTGGGCTTCGTTCTGGACAATGCTATTACCTGTTTCTCCAGTGTTTCCTAGAGTAGTATAGACAGACCTATCATCTATCAATCTAGGTAACGATCCCCCCGCGCTTGTACTAAGACCGTGCATAACAACTCTGTACTGTTTAATAGCGTCCTCAATCTTACCGTTGTTAGCATCTACCCTAGCTTTTGTAATAAAGTTTTCAAAAGTATTGAGCTTAATCTGTTTGTAATACGCTTTAGGGACGTTGTTATTTCCACCAAACTTATCGAGAGCGGCTTCAAATCTTGAGTGAAAAGAGTTTATATAATCATCAAGAGTCCTACCTGCATCGGCATCTAATTTAGTAAAATCATTCATGGTGGTAAGCAGAAATGTAGAACCAGTTTGAACTCTGTCAGAGTCGTTTAACTGTTCTTTGACCTTTAAGAACTCTGCTCTCTTTTCAGTAGACCACTTAGATATCTCTTGAGAAGAACCTAATAGTAAGTCTAAATTCTGATTGTTAGTATCTCTAAACTTGTTAGCAATAGTAGCTATAACTTGCTCATGGTTATAAGTAGAACGCTCGTTGTACGGTTTGCTTTTGTACTCATCCAAAGACTTTTGATACTCTTCAGAACCTTTTCCTGTGGTAAAGAAGTTAGTAGCTGATGCAGCACCGAAAGCGAAATTGAAACTCCGCTCCTGTAGCACAGTATCTAATTCAGGTATGTCGCCAGCTTGTCGAGCTTTCTCGATCTGTTCAAACGTCATGCCTTTAGCTATGTGATCATCGATAATTCGATCAGCTTTTAAGGCAGCTTCACTAGCCCACTTTTTTTGATTTTGTTGTTGATAGGTTTCTAGTTTTGAACCTAAAGCATTAGCCAGAGCAGACACTTTACCTAGCGGCGTGTCCTCTACCCGCAGGTTTTTACCACTCATCGCAGGTATGCTGGGGATTGATGCTTTGTACTGAGGTGCTTCACCTATTCCAAGAGCTTGTAAACCTGTGTTACTAAGTCCTCTCGCATTAGGGTTCTTTCGGAAACCTGTTCCTTTACTTTCTGCCATTACCAAGGAACTCCTTGAGCGTTAGACATACTGTTGTATTGGCTTGCGGTGTGGCCTGTTGTACCTCTAAAATCGCTTCCAAATGTCTTACGGTTAGGGTTTTCATAATAACCTAAACCTGCTTCAGCAATCTCAATACCTGTCTCTAACATGCTTGGATACTGTACAAGAGGTAGCTGAGAGTTCTTGGCTTGATAACTAAGGTACGCCATTTCTCTGTTAGAACTCATCTCTAGGTGCATATCAGTTTCGTACTGTTTGAGACGGGCTTGTCCTACTCCACGTTGGAACTGGATATCGTGCATAATTGCGTCTGGGCTTTTCCCTGCTAAAGCATGTTGACCAAGACCCATCTGATCTAGTTCCGCACTCGTTCTACCTTGTGTTTGCTTTACTTCTACAGACTGTTCAAACTGCTTCGCACCTATTTGGCGACGTTCTTGTGCTTGTTTTCTGTCAATAGCATTTAGCTGAGATTTGTATCCAGCATAAGCAACGTCATCTATCTTTTTGTTCTGCGCCGTTTGTGCATCAGCAAGGTTTTCGGAAGCCATGTGTCCTGCAATAGCACCAACTACAGCCATTACCAGCGCAGCCTCTACAACACCACACATTTATGAACACTCCTTTAAAAATAAATAAAACTCTTCATTGTTAAACCCGTATTTATAAGACCTGATAATATTAAACCCACACATTTGAAGCCACTTTTGGCTTTGCCAATGAGGTACATGAACAAAATTATATAGAGCTTCGTAATCACGGCTTATATGCTTTACCCAATCCCTACTATAACGGGCTACCTTTACATATATCTTTTCAATATCATCAGTCCCGACTAACCAAGGTATTCCGTAGTTATTCACTATCTGTGAATCAGCTACACCCCAAACAGCAATAAGTTTACCATCTAATATCAAGGTGTATTTTTCTTTAGATACTTTACAAGAATACTGTACGGCATCGAGGGTTGTTTTGCCGGGCCCTATGGTAGCGGCAAGCTCTAAGACATCGCTGTCTCTTAGATTAGGTGTGATTATTTCAGCGTCATTATCTTCTAACGGTCTTACGTATAGATCTAAATCTGGAACTGTAATTTTAGGCAATCTACATCCGTTTCGTTCTAGTTATGTAGTTACCTTCCCATTCTGCTTGAATGAACTGTGCGGGAAGGTAAGAACCTGTTTTTAAATCAATAGTGAAATCTTCATTCTTAGTGAGTATAGGAACACGGAATGAACCTGTGCTTAAAGCAACTCTGTCAGGCTGTGATCCCGGCAGACCTACTTGCTTATGGTCAAAGGTATAAGTCTTTAAGTCCCTACCGTCTGGATGAACCTCTACAGTAAAGAACCCTGTGTCCTGATATGAGATAGTATACCTACGCATCTGTAAGCGGCCTGTTTGCACCGTCATCTTTTCACCGATAGACGTAGACATGCCTGTGGATTCTCTTACGTACTGGTTACTGAACCTGTATTGAAGATCGTAGGGGATACCTAATAAGAAGACCTGTCCACTATGATCCCCAGCGGCTGTGACAGTTGTTGTCGAGGGTCTTGCTGTCGTTACGTTTGTACCCTTGTCAGCACCAGTACCTCCTTTAACCGCTGTAATAGAAGTGTCGGTAGCTACTGTGTAAGGAAGGGTCCACGTTGTGAGATTAGTACCCGCATTAAAACTACCTGTGAGAGAGGTCTTACGGTCAATCCTAGAGTTGAAGGTTAGGTTTGTATCGTTGGGACACTGGTAATCCATAGTGTCTATAAACACACCATCAGATCGAGAGACCATTATGTATGTGACATTCTCTATAATCTCTAACCACAGTATCGTGTCTGCTGAGTCAAACTCGTAGAAAGACCATGCGGCTTGTGTCTTTTGATTACCTGACCAGTTGTATTTGTAACAGTAGATGCGGTTGCGGTTCTCTGTTGTCAGAAAGTATATGAGTTCTTCAGAAGAAGACGCCGCCGCTTTGAATAGATTTTTAGGTATGTACTCAGGTACGTGACTTGTGACATCCGCAGCATCGTGAGTGCTTAGATCAGTAGCTATAAACAACTCTCGCACTTTAGAGAACTGACCGTTGACCTGTGAGAAGTATACGTTCACACCAGAGGCAACAGGAGATAGGGCTGTATCCATCTCAAACTCTGAAGCTGGATTAATGGATATAGTGGAGGATGTCAGTGCGCCGTTACTCTCGATAAAGAACTGGCTGGTAGACGTAAACAGAAGCAACTGTTCGTTAAACGGGACAGCATGTTCTACTTCTGAAATCTTTGTATGCGTTACATCGATGTCTATAGGGTCACTGTCTACAACGGTTGTAACAGTTGTCCTGAAGAAGTTCTTAAACTTACCTGATTCTGAAAATGCAACTGACTCATCAGCTACGAGACCAAACCTGTTCTTAAAGAAGAACACGGCATTAAGTTTTTTACCTATAAAGCCGGGGTCTTCGTTAGTGTCTCCATCACCACATAAGCGGTCTGTCCACGTATCGGTGTTGTAGGTAAAGTTTGAACCTGACTGTGTAAGCACATGAGGCATAGTCAGGTTATCAATTCTGAAAGCGTTGTTAGGGGCTACTATTTCTTCGTAAACAGAACCACTCTGATACTCCACCCAGAATGTAGAAAACTTATCTGTGCTATCTCCTATTACTTTGAAGATGTCTCCTGTACTTACGCCTGTTGTAGGCAGGTCTTCAAACTTCTGCTTTTCTGTAAAGGTTACGTTTGGAGATAGTGAGGCAGACATTGCTACCGTCTTTGTACGGTTGAGAATGTAAGTCTCATCTAAGACTGTAAGAAACCTTAAATCCTTTTTAGGATCGGAGCATACCATATAGGAGAGATCGGAAGCAGATACTGTGACAGTTGATTCAGCACCTGTATCTGCGTTGAAAACCTTTACACTGGTGCCTACCAGAGTGTTGTTGCTCTGTACGACAACTATAAACCTGCTACCTACACCTCGATCAATCATGTGTGCGCCAACATTACTGGCAGCGGATGTGAGTATTTTAGCTATGTGATTGGTGGGTGGGCGCTTGTTTAGTCCTTTCTGAATGGAGGACTGTGCGTTTATCTGTATCTCACCTTGGTAAGGTTTCCGTACTTGGTCCGGTTGCTGGGAAACCCCATGAACCATGAACGGTATGGAATCAGATACAAGCGTCATATGTTATATTTCCTAGAGCCATTGCGCCGAAGAACCCTATAAACACCCCAGTTCCCTGTGAGCATGTTTGCATCTTCGGAACGGGAATCTGATTGCTCTAGCTGAACGAGGGATTCGGTCTCATCAATCTGTGTAAATCCATTGAGACTGTCTGAACCAAATATACGGTTCTGGAATCGTCTTGCTGCTTTGATAGTGCAGTAACGTCTTGCAGGTTGGGGGAGGTCATCCCAAGGCAGGATTAGAATAAGGTCTACGTATTGAGGATCGGTAAACGTAAACGTCTGGTTCTCGCGGTCATAGAGCTTAGTACCTCTAATGACGATATCCTTATCAGCCGTTGAACCTCTGTTTGAGGAGTCGGCATACACGGCGTTTGCAGGGATGTTTACAAACCCGTCAGTATCTGGATTGATTTTGTAATTGTATTCTTTGTTGAAGTTCCACCCTGATGTTTGAACATCTACGATGGTCTCGTTTAATATGTTCTTAGCGGCAGTCACATCTTCCAGAGAATTGTTCTCTAGGGTAGATACGGGAGCTTCACCGATTGTACTTATAATCGTGTTGACTGCCTCTAGTTCCGTAGTCGGATAAAGTTGTCCCATTTAAATTCCTAAAAGAAAGTGGGGAGCCTACTAGAGACCCCCCACAGTTTAAGATACTGCTCCTTACGGTGCAGCAGTCCGAATTTGGACAGATGCTTCTGGGCGCAAAATGTCGTGGCCCATAGCGTATTTGGCTACCATTAACGTCATTATCTTATGCAGATTTTTTAATTACTGCCTCCAGATTTCTCTGGAGTGTGGGACTATATCTTCAACCCGTAGGTTGTTCCGCGCTCTTGGATTTTTATCGTCCGGTCTGGACTCAAATCTAGTCTCTGAACCTTGCTACCATTCCTGATAGCCTTGGATGCTGATTACCATATCTTGCGACTTAGGCTTCCAGCAGTTCACGGAATGTGAACCCATATCTTACGATATAGGGGGGCAGTTAATGTATAGTTCTACCCTGACGGCGAATGTCGTATTCCATCTCGACGGCCAAATCCATGAGCTTGACCGTACCGACAGAACTTGGGTGCGTAATAAGCGCAACCGTGTTCCGCGCATCCACAACAGCGGAAGCAACGGCACCACCCGCATCAACGCCCGTACCAGTAATATTGGTAGTCGGGAGGTGAGGGGTTTTAATGAGGTTGATACCTGCGAGTTGAGGTACAACACCGGCAGCAATAGAACCCATGCCGCTGAAGTCCACGTTGATCGCGTTACTAGCGTTAGCCAGCAGGTAATACTGCTCTGGCTTCAGGTAGCAGAAACGATCTTCGGCAGGTACGTAGTTATCATCCAGGGCTTCAGCCGCATCAAAGATAGCAGAAATCAAATCCGCTGCTACAGTGTTGGAGTTGGTCTTGGTGATGATCGTACCTGACGGGTAACTGGTATCACCGACGTTTGCAGTGCTAGACTTGGCAGCTTTTACCATGACTTGCAGTACGTGTTTATCCATTTGGAACGCGAGAGCGCGGCCCATTTCATTAGTATAAACACTGCGTACATCGTAGTGGTTCTTAGCTTCAGAGATCGAGGCTAAGAAATGGTGGCTAATAAGAAGATCGTTAATCGTGATAATCTTCTCATTATGGTTAAGTGCTGTACCGACGATTTCAGCACCCGGTGTATGATAAGCGGCGCTTGACCGTCCCATAACCGGAAATTGTGCCGACTTCCCTGACGGAATGGCTCGCACCATGTGCTTATCAGCGGTGCAAGTATACTGCTCAAAGCTCGTAAGAACTTCTCCAGCCCAAACTTTCAAGAAAAGGGCATCTGCGGTGCCAGCATTATTAACCTTGCCAAGATCAGAGATCGTAGCGTTAGACATTTCTTATAGTCCTAAAGATTAAAATGTTGAAATTAAAACCGAAGTTACCTTCGGAATTAGAGGAGGTGTTTACTCACTTTTCTCACAGATTATCCTCCGTAGAGGGTCATAGGTACTCAGATTTGTAATACGATTAAGAAGCGAGCGGGCCTGATCTAGCCAACCGCTCCTCGACCGCTGCCCTGTAAGCAGGGTCAGCTTTATACTGGTCTGATCCCATATCTCTCGATACTTGCGCCCAAGAATTATAGATATCACCTTGGTGATGCTCTGATGTTCCGTGACGTAGGTTAGGTGACTGTCCAAAGTCTGCTTGATAGCGTCCTTGTAGACCTCGTACAGCCATTAGAATAGCGTCTCTATTACCGCTTGCCATAGCAGCGTTGTATTGCTCTTGCTCACCTTCGGAAAGGCTTTGAGACGCCCAGCTAACCATGTCGTTATATGATTCGGAGCCTCCTACAATACTTTCTGCTTCTGAGCGGATTTGATTTCCTACAGCAGATTGACCAGCAATATAACTATCAACAATATCACGAGGAATACCCGCACGTTCCAGTTGTTCATAACGTTCAGGACTAAGACCTTGGTCTCTGCTAAACTCTTGCGACATCTCTTCAAAATTAAGCGAACTTTGTGGTTCGCTGACATCACTCTGAACTTCAGGCACGTCCAGCGTTTCTGGAGTCTGTTCCGGCAGTTGTTGATTTGCTCTTGTATTTTGAGCTTCAAGTTCTCCATATGCTTTAGCCAAATCCTCTGCACTGTTAAACTTCTCAGGTAGCCACTCAGGACGTTCAGAGGCTACCTCAGACTGTGGTGCAGTCTCTTCTACTGGAGCCTCCGGTCCTGTTTCAGCGGCTTGAATTACGACTTCTTCAACCAACTAAATCGCCTTTCATAATCAGTGTTCCGTTTAATTTCTGGTATTGAACACCCGGTTCCGCATCTACTGATCCCGGCCAAACAGGGTATTCAAGTTTTACTTCTGTCTGATCTTCTTTCTTAGAAGGTTTCTTATTTTCAACCATTATTTCTTCTTCTTAGCTTTCTTGTAATCTGTCGTGTGCGTCGTAGTTTTCCCGGTATTAGGATTCTTAAACTTAAAAGTTCCTCCCGCTCCCTGCTTTTGTCTCGCAGCAGCAAACTGTTTCTCGAAAGCTACACGGGTTTTAGACTTACCTGTTTGCGGTCCACCACTACCTGCGGCACCGCTCCGTACTTTATCTACAGAATGTGTGGTGACTGTCTGTGTCTTTAGGGCAGGGAGCTTCGGCGCAGGATTCGGCGCAGCAGTTTTACGAGGTGGAAACTTTGCTATGGCAGCTTTCACATTCTGGTCGAATTTGGATTCAGCTACAGGGGAAGAAATTGGACGCTTCGGCATTTCCTTGACGGGAGGACCGATAACACCAGATTGAGGGACTTTAGGTCCTCCCCTTTTTTTATTCTCTTCACGGGCTAACCGGGTGTTAGCGTTCCATGTACTCTTTCCTAAGTAACTACTTCCAGTATACGTAGGATTATCTTTTAAATACCTCTGAGATTTCCTTTGAGCTTGCATACCGCTTTTGTCTATCTGGTTACCAATAAACCCTATGCCAGAAATTAATGCGGCAGACCCTACCCCAGCCCCAAGACGACTCCACCCACTTCCTGAATTTCTAGTCACAGTAGGTTGTTTACGTTGTTTATTTGATTTTCGATTCCTTGTCTGTCGGGTTTGTTTATCCCCGCCAGTAGGGATATTGAACCAATCTGTACCGCTGACTTTACCGGACGGTCTCCAAGTGGAACCCCCGCGACCTCCATATTTACTCGACATTCTGTGCTAGTCCTCCAGACTCAATCATTTGTTTAGCTGCCGGACCAGCAGCACCTTTAACGCCTTCTTGCATAGCTGTCTGCGCTAGTTGCTGTTGCTGCATCATTTGCATCATCTGCGCCATTTCTTGCTCAGATCGTACAAGTCCGTCTACTTCTATACCATGTCCCGTTGCGAGACGTTTAATAAGATCACCAGTATTAATTCTTTGAATAGATTGGGGTGACGCTCCAGTAAGTTGAATAAGATCGGAGAGAAAACTCTTCAACTTCTGGAGGTCATTGCCCCGTCCTAATGCTGCGGTGCCTGTCACTATTACAGGTCTTACAGCACCTTTAGGAAGCGTTGGTATTTGTCCCTTAGACTGCATACGTTTGATTAGGACACTTACCAAAGGCAGTTGAAACTCGACGGAAAGGAGAGAATAAACGCCGGATAAACTTTGTTCCAACTGTTCTGCCATGAAGCGGATTTCTTCCGCTGTCACCCGGTCTGCGTTTCGCTGTATTGATTCGTTGAGGAGAAACACAAATTTCAAGCGTTCTTCAATACGCTGGACCGAATCTAGTACGACACGCATGTCGTTATATTTGTTTGTCTGTAGGACAGCTACGTCATTGACATCACCTGTAACAACGTCGCCGTTATTAGCATCAGAAAGGTCACTCTTGCGGGTTGTAGCATTTGGTCTCACTAGGAAAACAAGTTTAGAAGCAGCAGCAGCAAACTCTACCAGAGCCTGTGTCAATGCTTCGAGACTCTTCAGGTCTCCCTGCACTTCTTCACAGAAACTTCTGCCATAGTCTTCACCATCCACCCGTACCATACGTAGTGCCATCCAAGGCAGACTGTCAGCAGGGTATTCTCCAAAACTGTCAGGGAGAATAACATCATCAATCTCTTGATAGACCTGATACCTGTCTTCTACTTTAACTATCTTGGTAAATAAGGGTGTATCGTCAGAGTTTGTGTAGCTGTTCTCTAACTGTATATCTACCGCACCTTCTACAGAGTTAAGGTTTACACCTCCCATAGCTTCCCTAGAAACCATTTCCTTAACAATGATTTCTAAGATTCTTCCATCGGGGTCGCGGCGGCATACAAAGTTTGTAATAGGAAATATCTTTAGTGATCCTGATGGAGGTAGATGTATTAGTACATTACCAGTTACCAACAGGTGCTTGAGAGCTTCAAAGACAGACACTCGTATAGCCTGTGCCTCGATCTCATCCATAACTTCACGTTCTATTTTAGATAGGGCAGCTTCAACTTCTGCCTTAACTTGAGGGTTGTTGTTAAGTTCCTGAGATGTTTCGTTATCAGGCATTAACCGAAAGAAGGGTACGTTAGGAGGTAGTAAAAGCATCAATAGTTTAGATGCGAGATTGTTTACACCCCTAGCACCAACAGATTGATAAGGTGTGTATAAATCTGTGCTTGAAGTAAAGCCTTCTGGAGGGAGAAGAGCAGGTATAGTTAGTTCTGAAACTTCTCTAGCTCTGTCTAAGTACCTCTCCCTCTTAGTCTCAAGTTTGTTGTACCTAGACGAGCATCCTAAATCCATAAAACACTCCTGTTAGACAACTGTAGAGGAATTGCTAGTTTTCTTCTTAGTACCGGGAATGCTTAAAGCCCCGGTCCCTACGTCAAGACCACCTTCGTTAATCGAACCTGTGTCTTGTTGTACATCATCCGCTGCTGCCACCGCTGTTTCTTCACCTTCAGGTGTGCGGGTTTTTAAGATTGGTGCAGGTTCAGGTGCGTCCTTTTCTACAATAACCGGCTGTGAAGGTGCCGCTGATGGAGAAGACATACACATTTATTGTGTCCTTTGTTGTAAGTGAAGAACCCAATTAACGACTGATCTTTGACCTGCCCTGTAATAAAAGTCCTTTAATTCTTCTTCGTACTTGGGAGAAGTGTTAGGAAAAGCCTGATCTAATAACGCTATAAGATCATCTACGTTATCAGGTAACGCTTCTAATTCCGAAGCTGACTTCGGATTTATTGTTATGTTGACTGACATTGAATTAAATAGGTTTCCTTAATTGGCCCTTTATACATTGCATACACCGCCATGACCGCTGATCTCACAGATATCATGCGCTTCGATACCTTCTTCAAACTCTTCGCCAAGATTTTCTAAAGCATCAGCATAGGAAACCTGTGTTAAAGGTTGTCCACCTCTGGCACCATCGGGATAGCAGGTAAAACCTCGTAAACCGTGAGCATATTTGGCTAGTGTTTCTGCAAAAGGTTGGACCGTATCGGGGTTGTTTAGTTTGCTTCCCCATTTCGGAAGATTAATTGTCGAACTAATCGACATATCCACATACTTCTGTACGTCGAATTGGAACTTAATCCTGCGTTCGTAGTCCTCCGAAAGGTCGAGTGCAGACTCGATACTGTCAGGCTTAACATCGTATAGCTCCACCATCTCTTGGGCGGCACTATCTATGACGTATTGGTAGTGCCACCTTTTGTTTCCTTTGAGATACCGACGCTTGTAAGCAACGGCGAAAATAGGTTCGATACCGGAGGACGTACCTCCGACGATTGCTATCGAGCCTGTGGGAGCAATAGCGCGACGGGCGCAAGGGCGGCTAATAGACAGAGCGTCAGCAAAAGAACGGCTAACAGTATCAGATACGCCTTGGTAAATCCCCAGCCAACGGTGAAGTTCCGGTGTAACTTCGTACTTCGAGCCTCTTTTAATGAGCCATTCATGGAGTCCCATAAGTCCAAGCCCGAGTCTCCTATTTTTCTCTCTGACTTCATATACTTTCTGATATGGCAGTTCTGCTCGAAGGGTGCCGCAAATAAGGAACTTCGTAGCCAACTCTGTAATAGTTCGTAATTCATCTAAATTCTCTATTCGTCCAAGGTTCATACTGCCCAAGTTGCATACATCGCTATCGCTGGCGCTGGTTACTTCAGTGCAAGCGTTTCGCGCTGTCTCGTCTTCTTGATCGAAAAAGTTGAAACTGAATCCCGGCTCGGCAGTGCGTAAAGCCTGTTCAACATTCTTGGTGAATACGTCTCCAAGTTCTCCCGTGTTCCAATAGCGTAGTAACCATTCGGTGTCGTAGTTGACCGAGATGTTTGTGTGATCGAGCGGACACTTAAAGTTAAAGTCCTGTTCTTTTGCCGCTGCCATAGTGGTGTCACCAACAGGCATTTCATCCCAGTTCTTAGCTGTAAGAAACTCTTCGATGTCACCGTGCTTGTGGTTCAGTGAGGCGTAGATAGCAGATCGCCGTGAGCCACCTTGCATAACGCTGCCGCCAATGTGATCGACAAACTTCATGGCGGGCAGGGGTCCGCTGGCTGTACCTCCTGTAGATTTTAGAGGGTTGCCAGATGCTCGATACACTGAGTAATCGTTGCCAATGCCACCCCCTGTCATCAGACAGGAGGCAGCTTTCCAAGCAAGGTTAGACCATGACTCACGGGTATCTTCAGAGCTTTTGAGAAGATAGCAGTTGTTGAAGAACTTCTTGTCTCGCCCAGCGTAATATAAGTACCTACCACCCGGCACAAATTTGAGGGCAGCTATGGCCTCAGTGAGTGTTTCCTTCTCGTCTGCCGTCAGGTGATCCTGACATACATCCTCGACCAGCGTCTTCGCTAGTTCGCTGAATGTCTCTGCACCTTCATGCCGGTACTTGTGATTAAAGATATCTTCCGCAAACTTTGAGCGGAACATTGGATTTGTATTAGATCGAAACACTCAAAGCTCCTTTAGATTATCTACTAGCTGTTTCAGGGATTTTTCTAGGTTCTCAGTACCAGCCATGATCTGTTCTCTCTCGTCTGGAGAAGGTGTTTTAGACCTATACATAGTGACGATTGTTGCGGAGATGGATTGACTGAGCGTATAAAATTTCTTTTGGCAGTCTTCAAATGTGCTTGTCAACTTTAGTGGGTTAGACAACGGGTTCTCCTTTGATATCTCTAATCCGCATGTCTATATATTCTTTGGCTTTCTCCAAATCTTTGATCTCGTCTTCCCATGTCGAGCCTTTATAGCCAGCCCTCATCGCATATTTGACAATGTTACCTCTCCAAAACTCTACCTCATTTGCGAGAATGAACTCGATAGGTTGCCATTTCCATCTGGTGTAATGCTTTGGTGCGCTAATCTCATCAAACAGTTCTTCCTGTTCACCGTGGATGCCTGAAGTATTGTACATTTCTTTCTCTGCTAACCTTTGCATCGACAGACTTATTGAGTTGGAGGTTGCCACAGTGTGACCTCCTTTGTTTCATGGTTATAGTCTTGAGCTTTTAGCAAGTATGCGAGACGGGCGTTTTCTATTGCATCCTCTTCACTTAACCCTGCTTTCTCAAAAGCTGTTAGCACCTCTACCCATAAGGCTTCAGGGTCTACTACGTCCTTCAACAACTTCTCAGCCTTGACCGGACCTACACCGGGGCAACCTTTGTAGTTGTCTGAGCTATCTCCCATCAAAGTCTGCATGTAGAACCAGCGTACACATTCCTCTGGTTCCCGCTTGACAAGATCACCATCGATAAAGTGAAAGCCGGGTACTTGAAGCATGTCTTTATCAGGTGACACGACAATCGTATCGTCATCAGCAAGCATAGATATGACATCATCTGCCTCTAAGGACGGGAAGACCCGGCAGTCATATGTTTCTAGCAGGTGTTCTTTGGAGGCGTTCAGGCATAGAGGTTTACGCTGTGTCTTGCGGTTAGCTTTATAGTCTGTACACAGGTCTTTACGGAAGTTCTCCCTGTCGGTTAGGGCGACGATCATTCCGTCTGCTTCCGTCTCTTCCATTAACCAGCCGAGATAGTTGTCTATCTCTGCGTTCACTTCTTTGGCATCGCTGTGCAATGTCCAGAAGTCTTCGTACCATTCTATAGGTTCTTCATGTGCCGCAGCGGTGCGGTAAGCAACAATGTCTCCATCTACTAACAGTCTCAACTGTCTCTCCTGTCCAAATGTTCATAGTGGGTTTTCTTTTGAGAGGTGAGAAACTTTCCTACCTCTTCAGACTTACTATCTCTCCACGCAATCAGTGCGAGAGCTTGCACTTGCTTCTCTTTTAAATGGTTAAGAAGCGTCTTACAGAGTGCTATCGCAGGGTCGCCATATAGCGCCCATGTCCAGCTTGCTCTGGAATTACCTTTAGCTTTTGAGTGGGTAGTTATCGACCCGCTATACTGGTCTTGTATGCTGCACAGTATCTCGTAATTGCAGCTATTAACCTTTACACAAACGGTACTGCTCTTAACGAGAAAGCATCCCTCTCCATCGAGGTAGCCAGCTAACCACTCTTCGCTAATGTGTTTGGGACCAATCCCTTCCGATACGATATTCAGCATCGAGAGGTGTTCTGATTCCGAAGTAGTCTCCTGCTTTTCTAATAGATCGAACTGCGAGTTCACCGAATAATTCTCCTACGTCTTCATCACATTCCCATTGAACTTCATCGTGAACCCATGCCACCTGACGGCAGCGGTCACTCAGTCCTTGGATGTGTACTTCTTTATTGATTTCTATGAGCCAGCGTTTGCAGATTAGAGCGCCAGCCGATTGGATAATGAGGTTGGGAGAACTGTGAGGGCTACGAACCTTCAACAGTCTGCCATCGAGACCAGTTAAATATCCCTGGTCTTCTGCCTTCTGTTTAACTTTGGTTATGAAGGAGTCGAGGGCAGGTAGTTCTTTAAAGAAACGCTTCTTTAGTTTTGAACCTGTTGCCCTCGTACCTCCAACGATCTGACCCAGCTTCTCTGCACCTGCGGAAAAGATGAGTGCATATATAAATGTCTTGGCTTGATCGCGTGTCTCTAGCCCAGCCTTCTGCTGATTGAAGGTATGTATATCACCTTCGAGTATGGCTCTGGCATACGCACCCTTGTCCAGCGGGTGCATGAAGTGAGAGAGTACCCGCAACTCAAGACCTGATACGTCTGAACCAACGAGTACCTTACCGTCTGGCACAGTGAACAACTCACGACATTCTTTACCGTAAGGCACACGGCAGCTAGGTATCTGTGCCATGTTGGGATTCCGGTGTGTAGCCCTGCCAGTGACAGCACCATTGACCAGAACCCTGCCATGAATACGGTTGTCTTCCTTCACGTTTGATAGCCAAGCCTGTCGTCCTTCACTTAAAGCTGCAATACGTTTGGCTATAAGAAAGTAGTCGGCCAGCTTCTGTGCCTCGGGATAGTTGAGAGACTGAAGTACGGTCTCATCGATCTTCGGTTGACCGTTTGGCGTGTGTTCCTTCGGCTTCCAACGGTACTTGTTCTTCAGTCTGTTCGCTATGTGGTGGCGAGACTGTGGGTTGAAGGTCACTGTCGTTACCTTCTCCGTCATCTCCCCCTTCACGTACCCGTACTTTGAGTTTGTTGCCTTCGGCATGAACGGTGTATGCACTTCGTATGGCGGGAATATCTCTTGGAGTTCTGTATCTCCAGCTTCTCCCTCTGTTCTTCGAGGGATGTTGCGAGTTGCCACGCCTTGTCTTTGTCGAACAGAAAACCGTGACGCTCTTGCGAGGAGCATATTCGATGTACGGCGTGTTCGAGCGAGATACTTTTTTTTGAGAACTTCTTTGAAGCTAAGTAATCATGTAGGGAGTGAGTGACCTGCACATCCTGAACAGCATACTCCAGCATCTCGTCTGTCATTGTGTGCCACGGTCCCTCGAAGTCTCCCTTCAATTTACCAAGACGTAATCCCCATGCCTTGAGGCTATGAGAACCGTTAAGTCTGGGTGGTAAATCTTTTCGGTCGAAGTCTCGACTACGTATGTCTGGTGCTACTAGCCTAGCCCATACCAACGTATCTAATACCGAAGCTGACTTCGGTTTAAAGTCAGGTTCAAACTTCTGAATGACGGGTATATCGAAGTCGATAATGTTATGACCGATTAACTCATCAGCCTCTGCCATGACAGGTAAAGCATCACGCCAGTTAGTTGTGTAGGTAGTGATATTATCGTCAGGTTTATCGATGTCTTTAGTAATTATACAGTGGATGACATCTGGATCGAGACCGTCTGTTTCAATATCAAAGACAAGCCTAATGGACTGTCTCCAAGATTAGCTCGATGTTGTCTGCTTCGGGATACATGATGGCTAGATCATTAAGCAAATCCTCGACAACATCTTTAGTACCACTATCAAAGAGATGTATCTCAATGACATCGGTAGGGTTTTCGATAGCGTCTTGCACTGCTGCAAAGACGGTATGATAGGCGTCTCTCACTTCAGAGTTGAAGTCAGACGCTTTAACGTCAGCATCAAAAATCATTTGATGATCCTTCTTCTTCTTCATAATTACATTCTCGTAATAGTGTCGTAAGTGGATCGAATTGAATACGACAAGCCACGCCTGTATCACCACTGAAGCGGTTCTTGAGTACACGCACGACACTGATATTTTTGTCATCAGATAGGTCGCGCTCGATGCCCAATACGCTGTCCGACAGTTGGCTAATTGAGTGGCTACCTCTCAACGCAGAGAGGCTTAACTCCATTCCATTCTCGTAGCCTTTATTTCCATCAGGTCTGCGTAGGTGAGATACCAACACCAGACCAATGTTTGTCTCCTCGACCAGTGATCGAAGAGTGGTCATGGTCTGGTCAATCATGCGTCTCTCATCACCATCAGCAAACGCTGATGACATGATCGACAGGTGATCGAGGACAACCCAGTGTACGTCACATGCTTTAGCCATGAATCTGATACGGTTGATAAGGTTCTGGCTATCGATGCTGCCGAAGTGGTCATAACAATACAGACCCTTCAGCCCGTGATAGACCTGCATACGTTCTGTCTGCTCGCTGTCTGACAGGTCAGACCAATCTCTTGTATCCGTATGGATAGCTTTACCCAGACGAATAGACATCAGCCCCTCGACAGTACGCTGCACACTCTCTTCAAGAGCTATGTAACCAACCTTCTCTCCATCTTGCAGGAGGGTGTCAGTCAGTTGCCTACAGAACTGTGACTTACCCACACCTGTACCGGCGCAGACTGTTACAAGTTCACCGCGCCTTATGCCGTGCGTCTTTTCTGTCAGGCCGTCGAAGGGGTAGGGCTTGCTCTCTTTATTCTTGGGTCTCCTGATGTACTCAAGCAGACCAGCGTGATCGACAATACCATCGGGGTGGTAAGGTCTTGCACCCCAGAGGGCATCGACTAACTCACTCTCTTGATTGTCTTGCAGCATGTCGCTGGCATCCTTACTGGGCAGCGTCACGATGAACGCCTTGCCGGGTGTAAAGAGTTGAGCAACCTTCTTAGCTTTTGACTTGCCAAGCTCATCGTTATCGAAGCAGATGTTTATCCGCTCGAACTTCTCTAACCATTCCAAGCTACGCTTACATGATTTCTCTGCGTTAGCTATGCCATTAGGAATGGAGACGACTGCATATTTGTTATGACCGAATACCTGACTGATGGTCAGNGCATCGATCTCACCTTCTGTTACAGTCACCATCTTCCCGCCTTCTCNCCACAGCCACTGNCCGTAGAGTTCTGTTTGTTGCGGGTAGCCTTTCCAAGAAAACTTCTTGTCGGGTGTCCTTAGTTTCTGAGCGACCAGATTCTTCTGATCGTCAAAGTAGTTTGCTATGTGGACGGTCTTCTCTCCGTCCTTACCAATCTCGTAGTTAAACAAGCTCGCGGTATCTGATGTGATACGTCGAGAGTTTAACGGCTTNGACTTNCCTCTAATCATNTCTGTTTTGATCTCTCCTTGAGGTTGGTCAGGGTGTTCGTAGTATTTGCATCCAAAACAAAAGCCGTGACCGTCAGAGTAACGAGCGAGATTATCTTTGCTCCCACACTGCGGACACGGCTCATGCTGAATGAACTCGGAGTCTGGTCTATATTCTGTTTTCATCTCTCCATTTCTGTACGTCAAAGCATGGGCAATCCTTCTTCGATAGCTCG